GTGGGGATTTCGGATGATTACGCATAACCATCCCAATAGAAAGGTTGATAAGGTATAGGTGTGTAACCACAAGGGGGAGGGCCAATTTGCCATCCCATAGAAAAGTCGTCAGCAGCGCCGATATGCTCATCAGGAGAAATATTGGAAGTAAGCGTGTTGGCAGCAAGGCTGCCTTGAACCGAAAGCTTAACCAAGGGTTGATAAAGCGCTGCAATAAAAGAAAGAGAACCAATAGGCATAAAAGGGACGACACTTTGATAAGGAATATCAAGGACGGCGGAATTCTCAGCTTCAGTAAGTGAAACATGAGCGGCAACAGGATCGCCGAGCAATTGGGGAACAAGCGGAACGCCAAAAGCGTAACCAAATGTAGAATAAATGTCCAAAGAAAACAACCACGCATCAAGATTCAAAGACGCAGTTGTAAGATTACGAACATAAGATTTAAAGGGAAAACGAACCCAATATCGAGCACCGCCAGTCCAAAAAGCGAAGCCATAAGATAACCAAGTAACGAACGCATGATAGTTGAACAAAGAGTAATGATCAACATAATAAGTAAAACTCAAGTTGAAGGATCGACGAGTTATCGGAAGCATACGACGAGTGAGCAAACGAAGATTACCAATACACTCACCTATGCAAGTAATAGCACCATAAGGAGTGTGAGGAGTTGACTGGGAAAGGGTAATAGGTGGTTTAGCAGCATCTTCATTAAAATCTTGAAAAATATCACCACCTTGAGCAACAGCTTCCTCTTTACCTTCAAGTTTAGATAGAGGTTTAGAATGAGGAAGAGGAACATCACGATTATGTTCAGGACCAGGATTGACCAAGAAACCAACAAAGGCCAAAGACGGTGAAGGACAGGCAAACTCGATGTCAGGAGCACCACGAGTGCGAACAAGGATGTCCACGCTCTGAGCAACAGTAGCATCAGCATTAACCAAAGGATTCAAAACACGAACAATAATAGCTCCATTAGTGTGATTATACGTATAAATAGGAGGAACAATAGGACTGGAATCATCAGCAATAACCACTTGACACCACTTAAGCATGGAGCAGTAAGGAAGATGAACTCTCAAAGAAGAACTCTCTTGAATATCCCAGATAATACGATAACAGTTTGCAGTTTCACTATCTTTAGTAACAGGAGCTTCAGCAGTACCCAATTGCCAAATGATTTCAAGTTGACCAGAAACAAGTTTGGTTTTACTCATAACAAACTCGTAATCAATACCGCCAGGAAAGAAAGCAAACAAGCCAGCAACAAAGGACAAAGGAGAAAAATACCATTTGGCAAGATTAACATGGCCATTACCGGGATTAGCATACCAATCTGCTATAACAGTGCCTGACGCAGTAGAGGTAGTCCATTTAATACGTCGCATGAGACCCCAACGAGAAACAAAACGTTTGATGTCCATTTCATCACCAGTACAGCCAAAAACAGCTGGAGGAATAACGACCTTTTGAGCAGCAATAGTAGCCATACGAATAGCAGGAGATTGACCAGTCATCAAATGGGCAGAAGGAAAGCTATTGCGTGAAACATATTCAGTCTGACCCTCACCAGCAGGAACAGATAAACCTGCAGATTGCCCAAGTTTGGCCAAAATAGCTAAAATAGCAACACTATCGACCATAAAGCCACCATAAGTGCGGACATAAGCACCAATAGTTCTCATACGCTTAGAAACAGGATCATCAACAAGCGCTGCATCAGTTTCACGAGAAGTAAGCCGTTTAGCAGCTTTCTTAAACTCATCATCAACATAACCCTGTGGATCAGTAGAGAAGTTTGTTACTGTAGGATTGCGCAATTCAACATCTTCAAGCCAAGCGAAAACATTAACTTGAACACCAGCGGTACCATTCTCTAAGAGGGCAGAAAGAACAGTAAGGGCAACCTGACACCAATCAAAAAGCAAATTAGCGGAGCTGTAAAACTCCACCATTGACCAACCTTGAGGTAAAATGGTTGGAATCTTGATCGTTGCAGAAGAACCAGAAGCAACATCAAGTATAACACTAGGATCGCCCATAGCTTCATACTCGCTAGTGCTATTGCGGCCTTGAGGACGGGCAGATAAAAGCAACAAGCCTTGAGCAAAAGGTGAAGAACTAATGGTAACTTTAACACACAAAACACCACGCATAGCTGCATAGTTACTTAACTTAGCTTGTGCATTAAAATTAAGCTTAAAATAAGTGGAAGGAAAAAGACCAAAGAAAATTTGCGTACCATTAGCAATAGAGGAAACCCAGTTTAATTGAGCAACACGATAAGGACGAGAAAAAATAGTTGCAATCTCGTGCATGTTAACATCCATATTATCGTTATGAGAGGAGCCTTCAAGATCATAAGGTTGTTCAGTAGCGACTTCTTCTTCTTTAGCGAACGTAGTTTCAGCGTTAGCATCGCCTTGGCAAACTGCATACTCAGGATTGTTTAAAAGCCAATTGGAAACAAAAGCTTGAAGCCTAACAGGAGACATCAACAAAGCTTTAAACAAAAAATTAACGCCAAAGGGAGCTAAAACGTTTTGAGCACGAGAAATAACAAAATGATCAGGATCAACCTCGAACCAAGCACGAACTTCTTGAACGAACGACAAAACCTGGGAAGGAAAATTCTCAGGCATTTTCTTCTTATCAGAAAAATGGAGCATTTTCAACAATCTCTCTGGATCAAGAAGTCCTCGAATAGAATCAAGAGGATCATCCGTTTTAAGTACGGGAACACCGTTAACCTCAGCAGCACGACCAAAATAACGGCTAAGAAACTTATATTCAGAAAAAGTGCCAATAGCTTGATCCCAAGGTTTAGTCCATTGTAAAGGAGAGTCTTTACTATCACTAGTAATATTGAAACCACAATCAAGCATAAATTGGGTTATATA